GCTTCTGGTACCCAAGGCCGGACTTGAACCGGCACGCCGAAGCATGGAGGTTTGAGCTCCACGTGTCTACCTTTTCACCACTCGGGCATAACGCATTTTGGGCCTTTCACCTCTGGCAGCATCACCTGGGCTTTAGTTTTAGGTCCTAAACTACTCAAAGGACCGGCGTTCTCGACTACCAAACGGCGTTTCTCCCATCGCACGGGGTCAAGTTTTTTATCTAGTATGCCTAAACCTGACTAAATGGCGTGGTGGACCCTACCGGATTCGAACCGGTCACCTCCTGCTTGCAAGGCAGGCGCTCTGCCAAAAATGAGCTAAGAGCCCAAATATATATCAATTACAACTGCGGGCACTAGTTTCGACCGCTTAATGCCGTGCACAGCAACCCGGACATACTTTCCGCTCGTTTCCGGCCATATCATAATTGATAGTAGGACAGTTTTCTTGACCCAGTAAAAGGCTCCTACAAGTAAAACTCGGGGTTGGACTGGATACCAACAGCCTTGTCGGCTAAAGTTTCAGAGAACCGGACCAAACTCTGCGTGTGCCCCTCAGCCAGGTGGTGATTGAACCTTTGCGCTTTACTCACACACTTTATATCACTCTTATCCCTCGGTTTTTGCCGCGCTATCCGCGGTGGCAGCCTCGACGGGACTTGAACCCGCGATCTTCGCCGTGACAGGGCGACGGGGACTCCAACTCCCCTGCGAGGCTATATTGCGGACTTCGTCCGCAGACCAGTGGCGAAAATCTATTGACCGGAATTTGTCTTTACGATCGCTAATTTTCTTCTAATAATCTTCTTGCTCGTTTGTAATTTTGTCCCCCTGGAGACATGTTTAATTCTAAACAGGCCTAACGAACATTACCATATTTATTAATTGCTTCAAGAAAATCTTCATCAGAAACTTTACACTTCATTTGAGGTGACAAAGGTCTTAATTTATGTTTTTTACCAGCCCAATTCTCTGTCTAAGTATGACAATTTGGACACAACAAAGACAGATTTTCTTCTTTATTATTTTCACGATTTCCGTCAATATGATGTAATTGTAAAATTAAATCTGCACCAAGCCAATCTGAAATTCCACATATTTCACATTTATATGGATGAGTTCGTAAATATTGAGTTCTAATTGCATTAGTTGTGGTATATTCTTTTTTTGCCCATCCCTTTCCGACAAAATGAGAATAATCAATATCTTTTTCGTCAAAAATTTTCTAAAGCATTTTTGCCAAAGCTCCACTTCCAGCTCCATTTTTAGAATATCCAATTTTTATAGCAACTTCTTTAAAAGTTGTGCTATGAGCAACTATTTCAATTAACTCTTCATCAGTAAATTTATCTATAATTCTCATAATAATAATAACCTCCAAAAAAATTTTTTTCTTTTTTCTATTATTATATGAAAATTATAATAATTGTTTTTATTACTTTCGTCCAAAAAATTTTTAGATAAAAGTAATAAAAATGCGTCTTATTTATATCCATAGGGGATTCGCTTTCCTAGTTCTACTTACTTTCGTATTTATTTGTTACACGCATACAAATGACAAGCCACATACCAAGGCGTCGGTATTGCTCCGCATATCCTTGTCGGTGGTAGTTTAGTAGAAGAATCCATCCTCTCGCGTGGTCGGTTTGTTTCATATGGGAGACCGAACAAACTCCTTTGGTACGGGACATGGGACTCGAACCCACACGCCTTTCGACATAAGAGCCTAAATCTTACGCGGCTACCAATTACGCCAATCCCGCATATTGGGCGTATCGTGCCCAGACGAATAAAGTGTGTTTTTGTTTACTCAGAAGTCAACGCTTTATCCAAAAGACTTCGATAGCCGCTTTTTGACTGCGTGGTCAAACGGTCTCCCACGCCCTATGGCTTATATTTACGAGAAACTACATAGGTAAAACCTCGGTAAGTTCTAGTTTTCCCAAATAGTCAAACTTACAACCTCTATTCGGGTATGGCGGCGAGGGAGAATTACGATATCTCGACCCACGGTTTAACAGACCGTTGCTCTGCCTCTGAGCTACCCCGCCAAATGCTTTACTCTTCCAAAAAGTGAAGTTCAGCATGACAATTAGCACATAATAAATCACATTTTTGAGCTTCTGCTAAATAGTCCTCCCAAGAATGTGTATTTTTATCTGCACTTAATGCGAATTTTTTTTCAGCTGGATTGCGATGATGAAATTCTAATGCGGCTACACACTTATCATAACCACATCGGCAACATTTACCGCCTAGTCGCTTTACAGCCTCTCGTTTCATTGCTTTTCGCATTGCTTTAATTGTTTCTGCTCTACTTCCACCTTTTGGATAGGATGGACTGCACTCAAAACAGTATTTACGGCTAGCTCCATTTGACAAAGTTTCAAATTCTACTCCACAAATTTCACAAATTTTAATCATAGTAAAAACTCCTTTTCATTTTTGTTTCTACTATATATTAAAATCTATGGTAGAAAATTTTTGAAACTTACCCAAATTTTTGAGCTTACCGTTCTACCGACTGAACTACACTCCCAAGTCGGTCTCACCCTTTATCTCGACTTGACCTACGAGCGAAACTACCTAGTCGACGTGGCCTAAGCGGTAGTATTCGGTGGGTTTACGACTTGCCCCAGTGGAGAGGGACTTTAGAACCCTCTCCACGGAACACAAAGAAAGAAAGGAAAACAAAAGAGAAAACTTATATAAATATTATATCAAATTTTTTTATAAAAATCAAATTGCGTTCAGAGAGAGGCGATTCCAATAATATTGAAAAAGCCAAGTAATAAATTCATTGACTTTGCCCAAGAGCAGAGAATTTTTTTATTTATTTTTCTCTCACTTTGTATATATATTATATAATATTTTTTTATAAAAATCAAATAAGATTTTTATATTGTGCTGGCAGGGGCGGTAGGACTCGAACCCACGTGGCTGTAAAGCGTCGGTTTTGGAGACCGATGTAATCGCCGCTATACGACACCCCTATATATTATATAATATTTTTTATATAAAATCAAAAAATGGTAGGGGGCCTCGGATTCGAACCGAGATTACGCGCTAATCTGGCGCTAATACCGGGTATAGGCCGGCTCTTCTACCGTTAAAGTAACCCCCCATAAGCGTCCAAAAGGACGCACCAAAGAGTTATAGACCCAAACGACGCATAAGATCTTGAACGGTCTCTTTTTCGTCCGGAGTAATCTCCGCAGGCTTGGGCTCTTCAGGCGCAACGATTGCCGCACCCATACTCTCAAAGTCTAAACCTCCACTAAAGGCCGACTTAGGCGGAGTCGCTTCTATACCAACGAGATTCTTTGGACAAGTCATAGCGATACAAATTTGTAATGTTTCGCCATTTTCTTTGGTAGTTATATATAACTTTTTATCAAATTCGATTACATTTTCTTGACCAAAACATTCAATAATTTTTTTGGCCACCTATTCTTTTGCTTCACTGCCGCGTGCTGCCATTATTTTGCCTCCTTAAAATGGTAAATAATCTTCCCAAGGGAAAACGATTGGTCTTCGTTCTGTGGCTTCTGGATTTGCCTGATAGTATGACCTACAATCAGGGCACATATACATACTGCGCTCGTGATTGTACTCAATATTAGAATTGAGCCAATACAAACCACAACAATCACATTCAGTAAATGAAGTTGCTAAACATTCTGGACATACATAGTCTGACAAATCTTCGACATATCGCATATCTTCACGATAAGTTCTACGCTCACAACATCCGCAATATGTGTAGTACTCATTAACTCCCTCGCCGAAAGTCATTTCGCAATCATCACACATCATTGAGGATGTAAAAATTAATTTATTACGTCCATTACAACAAGGACAAGGTACTTCGCCACCGATATGAAATTTTACATTATTGGTTCTATGACGATTCCAACAATAATATGGAGTATAACAACTCGACTTTAGTATATCATTAAAATGTAGTGGATTATCACAGTCTTTAACTATATCTTTCATCGCATACAGTTCTCCATTCATCGAGATTACAGTATCGTGTAAATCCGTATCTTGAGAAAGAATATTCTTTTTGCGAGGAAAAGTATTGATAAAATCATCATACCAAGGCGACCAGAATGTACTATTCTTGCCTAAACTTCTTAGTAGATACATCTGAACGAGGTCCAGAGCATTAGGACTGAAAAAGGGATATTGCCGTCCGGCAAACATAGCATCCCAATTATCAGATAAATATACTAACATACGCCATTTTTTACTGTTCCACAACACGTCCTCGGGAAAGTTAGGTAATTTACCTAATTCGCCCGGTTTGCGCAAATAGCACATAATAGTAGATTTATCCATCATATAAGATAAATTACCCGAACGGTAATCGCCATCAAGCGCGTGGCAAGAACGCCAATGATAAGTATTTTCACTTGAAGAAAGAAAGTCAAGAGGATGAACAGAAAAACAAAGTGTACCTTTTATCTTATCCTCTTGGATAATCATACTCAATTGGTCTTGAATATTACGTAAAGCGCGTTCATTATCTTCAAAATACTTAAAGGCTCTTACTACTTTAGTTCCTTTAGTAATTTTACCGCCAAACCTTAATTGATAATCACGAGTTAAATGATTAGAAAATACCTCTTCATAGGTTAACCAATCAAGAAAAGCCACTAAATCGTTATTATGATACATATCATCGACCGCATTAATAAATTCGTTAATGCGGTTTTGCTTTTCTTTTGTACTTAGTTCAAATGTAATAGTATTCGGAACTTCAATAATATACTTTCCGCCCCACGCTTCAATAATATCTCTTTTGGCTTCAAGCCATTTATCAAACAAAACATCCACCTGAGGGTTTTTAATATTCTGTGAATGTTGAAGCACTTTGATAAAGTCTTCCTTAATAGTTGTAATAGGCGTCATACCAACAATCCTCACATAATCCAGTTCTTTTATCTCCGGGAGAAATTTCATAGGCTTCTCCACAGCAATTACACCAATCAATTTTGTCCGATACGCAATCGACGCAGAAATATTCTCGTGTTCCATTAAGCATTTTTGCGAGAATTAATTCTTCAGGCAAAAATTCTCTTTGGCAAACGTGGCAATGCTTATCATCGGGATTTGTTTTACCAGCAATCCACTTAAACCACATATGACGTGCGCTTTCGGTATCATAGACCAAAGGAATGTATTCAAACTTGGGAATATCTTTTTCCTTTAGCATACGCACTACTTTATCAATAGTGTTTAACATATGTCCTACAAATAATACTTCACTAATACTATGCTCATCGCGATATCCAATAGATAGATTAACACCGGCAACGTGCCACATAGGACAAATTACACTGATATCACTAAAACTACCAATGGCTTCAGCAAAACCAAAAGACTCAATATATTCAGTAAAAGGTTGATTATCACAAGAATAAAATACACAGTCTATGGCGCCACGACGGTCAAGTTGAATCACATATCGCAAATCAGCGAACGGACAATCTTTACTGGCTAACTTTTCTGCGCCCAATGCGCCTTTTTCCTCATCGGTGGTTAGAATAATGTGTGGCCGTAAACCCATTTTAATGATTTGAATAATCGCAAATACGCCTGCGCGGTCATCAGCACCTAAGCCATCGGGAGACCAAATAACATTTTTCTGCCGGTCATAAAACACTTCTTTTGCCGGCCGGGGAAAAACTGTATCAAGATGCGCAACGAGGGCAATAGGAATACTACCCTCGCTATAAATATAATCCTTAGTTTCAACGACTTTATTATACTTACTACGCAGATACTTTCCCATTGTATTCTTTAATGAGGATTGGGAAAGTCCGCATAACTGTTCAAATGTTTTGAAATCATTATCTTTCAGAATTCTCATTTCAAAACTCCTTTTCTTATATCTTTTATATAATATATTATATCATAAAATATATAAAAAATCAAGTTTGGCCGGTGGCTTCTAGATAGTTGCGCAATAAGGTTGGATTAGCCAAATCAAAAGTGTGATAGCATAAACGGCAATAGCCATTTTCTTGACATCTTTGGCCGCAATTTAGACGAGTTTGCGCTAAGGTGGGCGGAACCATTCTATTAGTACAAGGATAGTTGAGGTCTTGAACTACCAATCCCAATTCGCCGGACCACTTATGTTGTTCAGCATAAATGCGGAATAACGCTTGTTCCTGTCTTTGATCACCAACAAATTCGATTAACTCGACATAGGGCTCGTAAGTAGGTACGTCTTCTGGGCGAATCCACAGGCCGCAAACACCTTCTTTACGCTCAAAGATAGAGTCATTTGATGCCATATTAGCAATTGCGTAAATCGGACCACTATAAATTTTACGCACTTTATCCATCTAAAAGAATAGAGGTGCGCCCAAACGAATGCGACAAACGCCAAAATCGACTACCTCGTTCAGTTCTTGGAATGTACGAATTGCGGATAGGTAATAAAAATTATAGTGATTTGCGCGCGCCTCAATCATCTCATTAGTCATTGTGAGACCTAAAACAAACTTGCCCTTACTCAAAACATTATAGGTGCTGATTTGTTTCCAATCAATTGCTTCCTATGAGTCCTGAAAATAACGAGTAAGATTTATTGTGGCATTAGGATATTTTTCAAAAAGGTCAGGGATAATATTCCGATCGCGCCACTGGACTTTAATTTCGTCAGCCTTTTGGAGATATTCCGCAGTTTGACGACTTGATAAACTAAATTTCATATAGTTATTCATCTCCTTTATAAAAATATTATATCATAAAAAGAAGAAAATGTCAAGAAAATTTCCCAAATGACTTTTTCTTTTGGGTATCGGTGTTGCGTGCGCTGCCGGGCGGAAGAAGACTTATGACCCAAAAAAACTCCCCTCAATTTAGAGGGGAGTTTTTATCATATTGTTCTTACTCGCCATCAGTGGGCTCTGCGTCAGTCAGAGCCAGAGCATAGGCCTTACGAGTAGTCTTCTTACCGGAAGCAGTGACTGCCTTAACATCGACAGAAACAACTTCGCCGGTTGCGACCAACTTGGTCAGACGAGCGCCAACCTTAGCGATGGACACGTCATCAGAGAAATCCTCAACCAGGACGAAGATTTCATCACGGGTCATAGGTTCGGTGGTCAGCACATTGCGCACCGCAACACCCAGTTCATCAATTTCGGTCTTCTTTTCGGCTGCCTTAGCCTTGGCCTTAGCGGCCTTATTTGCCAGAGCGGTCTGCTCGGCACGGACAAAATCCAGAAGCATATCGACATTATCGCCCTCGACAGTCTTCAGGATCTCCTCGATAGCCTTGAACTTTTCCATTTTCGTCATCTTTTCCATTTTTTTCACCTTTTTTATAAACCTTTCATTTTTTATTTTATTATATTATAATTTTTTATAAAAATCAATTTTGAATATACTTACTCGTTTCTAAAAGTAAATCTTCAATACATAAAGTATCTAAAATTGTATAAGGGATACGAATTAAAGGAATATTATTTTCTTTACACCATTGATTTTTATATTGATCGTGGGCTTGAGTATATTCTAATTTTTTTTGTGGCTCAGACCCATCCCAAGAGGTGGGAATAAAGTGCTACATACCATCAAATTCAATTAAATATTTATTTTCAATAAAAAAATCAAATTTAGCATAAGCATTAGTATCTGGAAATCTACAAGTCTCAAAACATTTTTCTGAGACATAGTTTATATTAGCGACTGAAAGTAAAAACTTAATTTTTTCCTCGCCTCGTGAACCAATATGACAAAATTTACATCTATCTACATAGCCGCCTTTAAGATTAGAACAACTTGCTAAATGAATATTGCCACAATCGCATTGGCATTTCCATACAATAGAACGAATTTGTCGTTTTTCAGTTGGTTCTAATGCTATTAGGTGTCCAAAACGCTGTCCTGTAATATCTGAATAATGAGTTTTAGCAATTTTAGATAAGTGTTCTCTTTGATAACATCCACAAGATTTAGTTGTTCCTCTTTTTAAAGAGGACTGGTCAACCTCTACGATATTACCACATTTACATTGACATAAATATTTAGTGGGCTCACCATCAATAAAAACAGGATTAATTACAGTTAAATAAAAACTTTCATAACCTTTGTTTAAAGCCGCCCCACATTTTTTACAACAGGCTTTTGGAGCCGTTTTTGATGGACGTTTAAGTGAATTTGTAGTTTTATAGCATATAGTTCCGCAATCGCACTAACATTTCCACTAAACCTGTCCATCAGAAGCATACTTATTGTTTTCATCAATACCAAGTACAGTAAGTTTTCCAATCTTTTGACCGGCCAATGAACTAAGCTATCGCATTAGTTATTTCCTCCTTTTTTTCTTTTTGTTCAATATTATTTGAAAACAAAGACAACAAAGTTGAACTCGATTGACCTTTCAAATTTTTATTTTTTATTTATCTTACATATATATTATATATTATTTTTTTACAAAAATCAATTAATCTTCAAATGGACCGCGATTATTGAAATAATCATCGGCAGATGAAGGAGAAATACCATACCAATAAAGTAATCCACTTTCTTCTATATCTGCTCGATTTAAGTAGTAAATATTACTATCCTCTAGATGGCGAGGATGTCTAATATGGGCTCTTTGTCCCATACCCCAACGATCAGCATAGTTATAATGAACCCAAATATATTCATCAGACTCAATATTTGGATTATCATCAATACGAGCCAAATAAATCTTAATGGCGTGTTCCGGGTATAGATAATCGTGTGAGATAGCACACTCAACCGCTACTTCATCAAAGCAACCGGAACAAATATAATCATCTTCGACCCAGTACATATCATCGCGCCAGTGATACTGTCCGCATCTAGAGCAACATTCGTGGTCTTCATCTTCCATTGAGGTACAGTTTTCGCAGTAAACATAACTTTCATCATAGATTTCATCAGTATCTACTACATTGCCGCAACACATACACTGCGTTGTGCCCGAATAGTCAAAGAATACCTTAATTGGGTCATATTTAGAGGTGTCTTGAATAAGAGTCTTAGGAAATGCTCCCCAATGTGTAGTATCGCAACCAAAATCATTGTACATACACCGTGCGATACTATCCATATAATACCAATTATCATCGACATATTGGAACGGAGCCTGGTCTGGAATTTCAGCCACTTCATTAAAATTCCAACTTAAATTGGTCGCGCCAAGGTCCAAAATCCATTGTACACATTCTTTGGTTAACTCAGCGTGGTAATAAGGATATCCTTTAATGCTTACAACGCCCTCGGGACTAACTACAATTAAAATGCGCCAATGTTTATTATTCCAGGTGCCAGTCGGCCAGCCATAACTATCGTGCTCAGATTTTAGATAAGCAACAATAACCTTGTCAGAGTTCATCATTTCTACGGTGCCCATTCGATAAGAACCGGGCTCCTCCCAGTTCATACAACTAGTCCAACCACTACAATTTTGAGACATAGTTAAATAGTCCATAGGATGAATAGATAAACAAAGAGTACCCTCAAGTTTCTTCTGGTTAAGATAAAGAGAGTGTTCCAAACGGAAATCTTCAAACTCTTTAATCAAATCAAAGAAGTTAGCCAATTTACCCAAGGCTCGAATAGGCTTAGTATTTTCATCAATCTTTAATTTGTGGCCGTTATCAAATTCAAGAGTAATACTAAACTTCTCGGCATAAATAAAATTATGTTCAATTTTATTTATTGCTAAATTGCGGTAATCGGTTAGCGTCCGCATTGCGCGGGCTCCCTCAGAATAATAATCGGGAAAGAATTCATTCGCCTTATTACAAATGGCGTTATAAAAAGGCTTCATTTTACCGAAACAACAAGATTGAGCAATTTTATCGCGTCGCTTATGTTCGGGTTCATTGTATGAGATTTTGCGTTCGAGAATAAATTTCTCGCCCATAAGAAACCAGAGATAATCGCCTTTAGCCTCATCCCAATATCGAAGCAATCGCTCCGGGGCAACAGGGTCGCGATATCTTTCACAATTATTATTTGTACCGAACCAGTCGGTAAAATTTTTAATTAGACCCAAATCTTGTTGGGTGAGTTTTTCAACTAACATTATCTCAACCTCTTATATCTTTTACTTTATATAAATATTATATAATATTTTTTTATAAAAATCAACAAAGCCTCTGTTTAACCAGAGGCTTTATAGACTTACTTCTCGTCAGCACAGTGGCAATTGCCGCTACAACCGGTCGGTTTAGCGCCAAAACCGCCCATCAACAATGCCAGCATCATAGGGTCATTGGTACGATTACCCATCAGAGCCCACATCATCATAGGATTCTGCGTCATATCAGTATTACCATTCATAAGAAGCATTAGGGGCAGAAGATTGTCAACATCGGCACTCTTGGAATCAGACATCAACAACCAAGGTAGCATATTGCCAAAAGGATTTGCGGCAGTGGCCGTACTAGTAAAGTCAAACAAAGAAACGACTTTAGTAATAAAATCGAAACCAAAAGGTGAAGTGGCCGGCACGATAGTCTTTTCTTCGCCGTCAAATACGTCCATTACACGAAGACGATTTTTATCGCATACTTCCTGGACAAACATAGGCTTCCGAGCGTGAATAATTACATCACCCACACTCACCTGGCTCAGAGCGACAGGCATCTTGTAAATAAACTTATTAGCACCCTCAAAGTTTAGGATATCTACATCCATAACCTGATTAGTGGCCTTATCATAAGACACATAAGAACCGCTGGCGTTCTTAATTGCCATACCGTACATACTCATATGTACATCAGAATTTACCGGACCAAAATCAAAATTAAATTTCATCTTATTATTCTCCTTTTCTTTTTTGTTATTATTGGATTTATTTACAATTTTTTCAATACACTCTTCCAACGAGTCAATACCATCTGTATTCAAGCCAATAGTATAAGGCCGCCAGTCTTGTAAAGTGTCATATATATATTGGTCATGCGTGCTTAATTTTGTACAAGTGTCATAATCATAAGCAGCATATGTTGCGTCTGCGGCGGTAGAGAGCGCATTAGATACAGCCGAGATACTAGTATCACTATAGTTTAAAGCGGTATTATAATAGTCTTCCATTACACCAATAAGATAATCGCCGAAGGAGTTTCTATGAAGCATAATTTCAACACCGTTCGGAGAGAGTTTATCAGTATGTCGAGGTACAATATATACCATCTTTGGACAGTCAAAGACATTGATTTCAATCTCTTCCCAATCTGTTCCCGGCTTAGACCAGAGATACATTGGACGCCATTTATCATACTCGAGTTTTTTATAGAGTTTTTTACTAACTCGATTACCAAATTCACTTAGCCACTCACGGAATGTCTCTATACTAACTTTTAGCGGGTATTTTACCACCTTCGGGATACCTCCCTTTCTATATATTCGATTTCATCGGGAGTAAGCATCTGCCAATTCAGACCCACTTCATCGGCAATCTCACGTTGCGTATCTGTGTCATTCGGCTCGGATGCCCGAGCAAGACGATAAATAAATGCTTCAATAGCATCTTTATGTATCGCATAACAAGCAAAAGCGGGGTCGTGTAAAAACATTATTCTTATCTCCTTATTCTTTATATAAATATTATATAATAATTTTTATATAAAATCAATTAGGCGGATAAAATCCGCCTATTACTCTTCCTCCACAAAATAGACTTCATCGTCTACATACTTGTGGTCTTCGCTTCGTAAAATCGGCATTTCGTAGTCGGTGCCATTGGTCTTAGTCCACGCAACACCACGCTTCCAGCGAGTGGGGAAATCGTTCCAGTTGATGCCGCGCTGTTCGTGAAGCATATCTTGAATCTCATTACAAGATTTCTCTTGTAGTTCGGCGTGAGAAAAATTTGCCTGGCCTACCATCTGAATAGAATTGCGAGTGGCATCCAACTGCCGCCAATAGATACAATTACATACTTCTTCTTTTGGAATATTGAAGCATCGGGCGTCAAACATTGCAGTTCTTAATTTTTTACAATATGTCGTATATAAAGTTTCATTTTGTTCATTGTCCCACGCATCCGCACAGAAGCCAAAATGCTCATCAACTTTACAGTGATTATCTCTAAAAAATCTAACTTCTTCTGTAAAAAAACTATTGAAAGCCATAGTCGCCATAGAAGCGGCGATAGACAGAGTTTATCAGTGCGGTAGCCGAACCATGCATCAGTATTCAGTTTGCGGTAGTCTTGAAGCACCAAAGTAATTTCATCTGACTGGACATAGCCGAAGATACAACCGCTGATATTCTGGCACAGATACTCCATAGTCTGCACCATAGCATTGCCGAGCACCTTATCAAATGGCTTCTGAAAGCCGCGAGTGAAAGTGTGGAACGCCTTGCCGTCCACTCGGATAATAACCGGAGTGCGACGCTGTAAAAAATATTGATTGCGACGCTCATATTCTTTCATACGGTCGCCGAGCGCATCATTCACCATAATTAATTCTCCTTATAGTTTTCACAAGTTTCTGCTTCGTCTTCATAAATATAGCATTCTGCGCCTTCTTTTCCAGCCACATTAAAGCAACATAGTACCTGGGAACCATCTGGCGCATCAGCGGATAAAGAATTTACACAAAAAAGGCAATTCTTTTCCTTGTAAGGAGTAATATCTCCGCCAATTGCGCCAAGCACCACACGAAACATTGCTCGAGCCTCACGCTGATTGATAGGATCACTCCAACGGCTAAGAGTAAGTTCAAAATTGTGATGAATTAAAGCCAATTTGACAAACTCGTGCTGTTCAGCAGTTTCAGTATATTTAAGAAAACGATTATATAGTTCTTTACAATCATTTAAAGTAATCATTTTTTACCTCTCTTAATAGAAATGGAAAGACAAACCATATTCAATTTTTTCTCTTTCCAATTCTTGGTGATACATTTCTTTGTAGACTTGATTTAATTTTTCATAAATCTCTTCATTAAGTTGAGGTCCTTTAAGAGAAAAATATTCTTTGCCGTCAACCCAACATTCAAAAACTTCATCGACACAAATAAGGCGAGCATAATTGCCACACATACCATCGATAATCAACTGAACTCGATCAGGAAAATCAATAGTTTCACTAGCATTATGAAAGAAATCAAAATCTTTCTCGGTAAGATTCGTTTTTAAGGTAATGGTATAACCAATATATCCTTCACAACTAATACTCATACTATTCTACCCTCTTGAATATTTTTATAAACATCATTAATTAATTGCTGCATACATCTTACATAGCCATCGGCTGAAGAGTTCAATCTATCCGTTGCGGCATAGCGAATACAATCATAGGGACATCCATTACAAATATAACTGGCACAATGAATAATGCCAGATTTTACTTTATCTTCCAAGTTTCTTACCTCTCTTCTTCGCTCTTACGGTCGCTTTGTCAATAGTGATTCGATGAACGGACTCAACATCCTTATAAATGCCAGACTTCAAGAACTGATTCAAATTGATGGGCTCATAGCCAATCACATCGGCGCAAAAGTTGTAGCAACCCTTGCGCTTAGCGCCCTGATGGTCGTGGCCGTGGAAGTTAGTTGCCCAAGGAATCTCAATAGGCTCGTGAGATAGGAGCAACTTCTCGCCAATCATTAAAGGACCAGTATAAATCTCGTCAAATACTTCTTCATAATTAGTTGCCCCCGCATCATGATTGCCGCAAATCAGCACCTTATAACCGCGGAGTTTCTTGGCGAACTCGATATCCCCGACGTCTCCCAACACAATCAGTGTGTCTTTGCGGCCAACTTTTGCGTTGATACGACGGACGAGTTCTTCGTCAGAGGGCCGATTAGGCATACCTGCCCGCAAGTCTTCATCACCGAAATGGGTATCGCTGATACACCAAACGGTCTGACCGGCCCATCGCTCATTAAAAATTTTATATATACCAGGCAATGCCATAGTTATCACTCCTTACCACTCGATACAAATAGTTGTTATATAAGAAACATACAATACTTTATAGCCATTGGCTCTAAGTACATCTACAACTTCGGCTATGACGCTATGATTATCAGTATCGGCATCAAAAACTATTCCGCGCTCTCCTCTTTTGGCAGCGGTTTGGATTGCTTTTTCAACGGAATTCAGGGTTTTTTTAAGTAAATTACTTTGTTTGGATAATTCGCGAGCCTTTTCTGCTGTAATCATAATATTCCCTCCATTTCTTTATATAAATATTATATCATATTTTTTATATAAAATCAAAAACTCCTCTGACTAACTTGCCAGAGGAGTCGGTAATCAAAAATTGAATTCAGCGAACAGAGGATTTACCGGTCGGGGATAGGTGATTTCCGCATAACTCTCTTCAAACTTGCCATTATGGAACCATTTGCGCCAAGCATCTGGGAACTCTTCTCCAGTACCCTCCAATACGAACAAGATGTTAGGATACTCTTTAGACAGAGTAATCATATCTTCCTCGTGGTCATACCATTTCATAGTATCACCAAAGCAATCCTCAAAATTGCGGGGTCTATACCGATCCGAGCCCGAGGTAATCTCCCAGATTTTTTGAGCGATTTCCTCCTCGCGGTCTTTGGAAATAGGACTCTTACTTTCAGCGCCATAGGCGTATAATTCAAACTTTGTATAATAACCCATTATTTAGTCCCCCATTACTAAAATGACTTGATTGTTTTCTTCGTCATAGTTGATATATGTAATCAATGATTCGCGGCCGCTACTATCATCTTCACAAATTACAGAAGCATCCATTGGAAACATCTGAAGCGCTTTGATAAGATTGCGAATTTTAACCTCATTATCTTTAGCGTACATATTAATCCTCCGAATAAAAACTTTCGATACGGTCGGTCTGAACGCTAAAAGCGTGAGTGGGCCGATTGGTGGTACAAGTTTCAACCCAGTTATTATGGCCCTGAGTAGCGGTTTCTTTGTCGGGATAGCGAGCCACAATAATCATAGGATAGTCCTCATACCATACGGCAGTTTCCCATCCTTGGTCTATAGTAAAACAAGTATCAATGGTATAGCCATTTACTTCATCGCGACCGACCTTTTCGGCCTTATTCCCATTGTTGGCAAAAATACCAAACAAAGTGCTATAAATATCATCCATACTTTTACTTCCTTTCTTTACTTTATATAAATATTATATAATATTTTTTATATAAAATCAATAAAAGAAAAAAAGAGCTTCTTTGTAGAAGCTCTTAATCTTCGTGCGTATGAAAATTTTTATTTTTGTAATAACATTTCTATATTTATATTTTCTATTTCGTCATATTTGATAATCTATAAGGAGATATTATGTTTTTTACAATATTCAATTTTAAGTTCATCTCGTTTTTGTATTTCGTCAAACTTTCCCTCATAATATCCACTTTTTGGTTCATAATGCTATAGACCATTAAATTCAATTAATTTATATAAACGATTATCCTAAAATATCGCAAAATCAAAACGTAAATATCTTCCCTTTTCAGATAATAATTCTGGAATAACGTATTCTGTAGTAAAATTAATATTATTCTTTGATAATGTTTCTCTAATTTTTTTCTCTCCTTGTGATTTAATGCAACCACAAGAAGTAGTATGTCCCAATTTCAAATGAGTATTAGGATAAGTTTTAATAGTACCACACTCACAAATGCATTTACTACAATGCTTTTTATTTATCATTCCCGCATCTTCTAGAACAGTTAAACTACCAAATTTAGTGCCGACAGGAATAATACCAGACTGGTAATGAATATCTCTTGCAGCTTGCCAGCCATTACATCCACAACTATGTGTACGACCATCATACAAACTACGATATTCTATATACCTTTTAGTCCCGCATTCACATTGACATAACGCTCCTTTACGCACTCTTTTTGCTTGACTTTCTGGATTTTTTACTTCTATTTCTAAAACAGTCCATTTACCAAATTTTTTACCGACTTGAACATCTGCTTTTGTTCCCACTATATGCTTCAACCTTTCATTTAAAAATAAGTGGTGGCAAATGAGGAGAAAAATTTTGTTTACCACCATTTATTTTTCAGAATTGTTTAAAACAAATTATTCAAGTTTGTCCTTATGAAACATATAAAATTTTTCGCTCTTAGGTAGCCACCAGTCTAATTCGCCAGTTTTACGATATCTGTCCCATCGAGCCTCAATAGTTTTTAAATCTTCTACTTCAAAATAGAAAATTTCACAATAAGGAGCCTCGATTCTATCGGCGTGATAATGGCCGTAAAGCCAAATTTTAAATTCAATCTTATCTTTTAGAACTTCCATCCACTTTTCCATAGAAGTATCTACAGTAGACTGGTCAATAAAATTGAGAAACAGATCGGTGGGACGCAGGCTATAGGGACAAGTATGAGATAGCACTAGATCGAATTCGGGATTGTATCCGGAAGCATTGCGCAAACAAATGTCTCTTTCAAATTCGTTCAACTGTTCATTCTCAAACCATTTCATCCCACGCTGGATTCTATAATGCTTGTCTACACTGTATGCGCCGCCGACAACAAGAGTGCGACGACCCAGAATATTGTAGATGCCCCACTCACAGAAATAACGGATAAGAGGAAATTCGTCCTCAATCCAAACGGTGCCACCGACAAACTCATCATTAATTTGTCTCATACCCAAATCCTTACTGGGCCGCGCCTCGTGATTGCCAAGAACACAATAAATTGTATAACCATATTCGGATGCCCTTTTTTTACAACGCTGGTCAGAACTATCAAGATAATATAAAAACCCTACGTCTCCTAAAATAATTACTGCTGTTTCCTCGGGCTTATATTCTGGCATGGACTCCTGGATAACTCTCATTCGTCCAGCAACTTGTCCATGACAGTCCCCTGTAATTAGAATATTTTTTAAACTCATTATTTTTCAACTCCTAAATCCTTTAAAGTTATTGTATCTCGTTTAGAATATGGAATACGAATAAGTCGAATTTTATTGTTTTTACAAAATTCATTTTTCATTTTATCACGGTTTTGACGTTCTTCTAAAGTTTCTTTACTGTTCCAAGGCGTATATTCATTAAAATGTTGACGTCCATCAAATTCAATAAGATGAGATAATTTCCATTGAGAGTCAAAAACGGCAAAATCAAAACGTAATTTTTTATTATTAACTAATTCAGGAAAACTAAATTCTCTAATATAGAGAATTCCATTATCTCGAAGAATACGCTCAATGTTTTCTTCACCGATAGAACGAGAAGCACAACCACAACTAGTGGTATGTAAACTAATTAAATTTGAAGTAAAAACTTCTGTAAAATTTCCACAATCACATTGACAAAACCACTTGGTTTTCTCCGTTCTAGCCTTATCCGCTCGTTTAATTGCGACCAATTTACCAAATCTTTTATTTGTAAGATCTAAAGCAAGTTTAGAATTACATACTCCACAGCCAATATCTTTATTCTCTCGTATTGCGGTTTGTAAATTACAACTATTCACACTAATCTAATTACCACAATCACACTTACAAATCCAATAAATATTTTTTCCCGCTCCTCGGGGTTTAGTATCATCAATATATAAAGGCTAAAGTCTTCCTATTTTTTCTTTTGAAAAATCTCTTGGTTTTCTTGGCATAATATTTGCCTCCTTTCAATAGTAATTAAAAATCGCATCTTTTCAATTACTATCTATTGCCCAATTTTATACGCCACGCTCATAAAGAGCCCGTAAAACGAATTGTTCTTTCAATCGATCTAGCAATAGATAAACAATACAGTGTTCAGGTCCTTTATAATTATCTGGTTCGGATAAGCGATATGCGTCTTCATAAAAACTATTGAAAAAAATCTTCATAGTCTCTTCATCAACTTTGCCCAAGCGCATATCCATAATCCACGCCACATTTTCCGGAACGAGAGTATCCGCAAAAGGCAAACCCTCTTGATAGCGTTTAATTGCGCTATGAATACGAGCCATATGATAAAGAGTTTTTTTATTATCAAATCGGTCCCAACGCCGCCATTGATTTTCAACTTGTCCCATCATAGTACGAATCGCCTGGTCAGGTTTATAATGGGCAATTTCTTCACGGTGCTCAAGCAGTTCTTCCCAAAGGTCTTTGTAATAGGGATTAACAAAAGAGTAAGGAGTAAAGAGAGTTTCCAAGAAGTTAAAATTCTGTTTTTCCAAATTTACTCCAATAAACAATCGAATATCGCAAAGATTAATATCGCCATAGGGACCTTTAATTGTTTCACTAATGGGGTTACGACAGTTGATTACTTCTTCCCAAGAGGGGGCTAAAATCAATTTAGCATCAACATCAGAATCGGGTAAGTCTAATTCGTAATTCTGAGACCCATGTAGGCATAACACGATACATCGGTCGCCAAAGATACCATTACAAAAAGTCCAGGTTTCTTTGAGTTTATTCATAGCATCCAAGATTGATTACCCCCAATACTTTCTTTGCGGCTTAGATTCCATAGTATCGCCCCATTGAGTTTCCCAATAGTTTTCATAGTCGCATCCGCATTTAGCACAGTGCCACATTAAATGGCGACGCTCATATCGAAATGCTTCTCCTTCGGCAGGACGCTCTTCTTCAAGTTTGTCTAACCAAATTTCAAGAGGCTCACCGCACTCTTCGCAATGCCACTTACCATACTGCTGACGCTGCCGCAAATGGTCTGTCCAAACGTGGCATTCGGCGCAATCCACATTACAACATTCTCCGCAGAAAGTGCCATCAGGCATATTGCCGCAGCCGCCCTCGTGAAAGCCCCCAACAGAATCGATCCATCCAACGCAAGGGGCTCCGCACTGTGGACATAACTCATAGTCCTCATTGTAAACAACACCGCACTGGGCGCACATCCATTCTTTTACCATTGAGTATTCACCACCCAGTATCGAGTCTGTCCTCTGCCATCCTTGCTATTGGCGGCCCGGCCGGACGCAACGAGAGGCCGCAATGCTCCGGCAACTTGCGCAGGAGTTAGGGATACACCCATTTTGTTATTGATTTGAACAGCAATTTGGCGAGAAGTCATAGCACCATATTCAGCAAGCACTTCTATAATCATTTCCTTGTTGGTCTTCATAACTTATTCCTCCTGTATTTCTTAACTTTATATATATATTATAATATATTTTTTATAAAAAATCAAAAAAGAGGAAGAGTGCTTACTCTTCCTCCATATCCACTACGTCAATTTACTCCTCCACCTTCAAGAGCAAAGTCGCTATAACCGCAAAAGCGCCAGAGCCTAAGACAAAAATTATCAGTCCAACTAGGGCACCTATAAAACTTTCACTAATTATCATAACGGCAATAGCGGCAATGAACACAACAATCACCATAGCCATAGAAAGGCCAACAATAATACCGCGTAAAAAATTCTTCATTATTTTACCTCCGTCCAACCGTTGCGTTGAATGATGGCGCGCATACGCTCTCGCGCAACAGGATTACTGGTATGGATATGAATACCGAAAGGTACAGCAATCAGAAGGCTTTCAAGCCAGTCCAATACTTTATAACCCTCAGTATATCCCTCTCCCAGGTCATTGTCAAGACTGATATATTCAATCTCGTGAATGGAGGGATACCAGTTTATATAAGCAGATAAGTCCATCACCATATCTTCTACGGTACGATAAGCAAGCCACTTAACACCCATTTCATCGGCAGGTTTGGGACGAATATCGTCCAGCCATAATCGATATTTCATTCGTTTTCAACCTCCCAAAATTGTCTCGTCCAATCGTCAACCGGAAAATCGCTATCCGGCTCGAAATACGGTTTCAAAAATTGTTTTTGCTCGGGTGTTAGTCCGAGTCTATTGTGCCAGTAAATACGCCACTCTTTACGCCCA